CTCTCTTTTCATCCGAGCAGTGCATGGGTCTAATCTTCTGATCGAGTGCTTTCAGTTCTCTCACAATCACATTCGAGAGACCCTTGACATAGCCATGCTTGCCAGTATAATCCAAATCTTCCAATTGAATTTGAATAGAATCAATAAATTCATTGATATTCATGGCATCTTTACAGGTTTCGTTCAAGAAAAACTGAAGATTGAATTGATTATTTTGGGTGTTATTAATATTATTTGTGTTGTTTGTAATGTTATTATTTTTTGCGATTTCTAACATAAGTTTGTTTTGTTCCATCATATAATTCTGTTGTTCCAACATCATCTCTTTGAATTCTTTATTTTGTTTTACAAGAAACCATACAAGTTCAGTGTCTTTATCTATTTCTTCTTCTAATGTTTTTTCTTTTTCTTCTTTCAATGAAACTTTACAGACTTTCTTGTGCTTCCAGAGACCAGAACTCGTTTTATATGATTTTCCACAAGAGCATAATGGTTTGGTGACGAGAATTCCCTCACCGATTTCCAAATGTTTGTCAGTCTTAATATGTCTTTCCCAATTTGATTTGTAAGAGCATATGTAGTCACATTTTTCGCAATAATATTTGGTGATAGAATCCTCGTTTTTTTTATTTCCAAAATTTCCAAAAGTGAGTTTTTTGTGTTTCAGTGTGGACAAATGACGATTATAGTAACTTAATTTACAGCATGTTACGTCACATGATTTACAATAATATTTGGTGACAGAATCCTCGTTTTTTTCATTTCCATTTATTTCCATTCTAAATAAATGTCCGATAATATTTTTAAGTTTTTTTGAAAAAACATAAAATTTTTACAATCACAACTTGAAAATCTCGTTTTTGAAATGAGAGCATTTCAGTCACAAGTGAAATTTTTCTTTTTTTTTCGGGAAAGCCAAAAGGAAAACCCGTTTTTGGACATTTTTAAAATGTCCAATTTTGGATTTTTCGAATGGATCTTGGGAAAAAAAATAATTTCATCAGACTGAGAATTTAAACATACTAATTATTACAACTTTTATTATTGTAAATGGTCATGGAAACTTAAACTTGAAAAACCGTTAATTTTCAATAAATTAAATAAAATTAAATAAAATTAAATAATAATAATTATAAACATACAATTATTATTTTTGTTTTTATTTTTATTTTTATTTTTTTTATTTTTTATTTTTTTAATTAGAGATATTTTTCTGTATAATTGCTTGTTTGGCGATTGCCTTGATTATTTTTTTCATGGACTCTTGGCATTCACTCCCATTCAAATGCGTAAAACTGGAAGTGATTTGACCTAGGATATTCAAGTAGTCGTCATTCTTCTTGTCATCGTGCGCCATACAAGTGGGATATTCTTCTACCCATTCTTTAATTTTTAAAAACTTTTTATGCGCGAGATGTTTCGTGAAACGGGTTACTCTGGCGTAGTCTATGTCTTTTTCCCAAACATCATTGGTTTTGATATAAATCACTTCCCTCTTTTCATCGGAGCAGTGCATGGGTCTAACCTTCTGATCGAGTGCTTTCAGTTCTCTCACAATCACATTCGAGAGACCCTTGACATATCCATGCTTGCCAGTATAATCCAAGTCTTCCAATTGAATTTGAATGGAATCAATAAATTCATTAATATTCATGGCATCTTTACAGGTTTCGTTCAAGAAAAACTGAAGATTGAATTGATTATTTTGAGTGTTATTATTATTATTGTAAACATTTGTAGTATTTGAGTTTTTCGCAAGTTCCATCATATAATTCTGTTGTTCCAACATCATTTCTTTAAATTCTTGATTTTGTTTTACAAGAAACCATACAAGTTCAGCATCTTTATCTATTTCTCTATCTTTTTCTTTTTCTTTTTCTTTTTCTTCTTCTTTCAAAGAAACTTTACAGACTTTTTTATGCTTCCAGAGACCAGAACTCGTTTTATATGATTTTCCACAAGAGCATAATGGTTTGGCGGCAAGAAATTTCTCGCCGATTTCCAAATGTTTGTCAGTCTTAATATGTCTTTCCCAAATAGACTTATAACAGCATGTGTAGTCACAACTTTCGCAATAAAATATGGCGTTTTTTTTCTTGATTTCTTCATTTCCAAAAACAAGGTTTTTGTGTTTCGGTGTGGAAATATGTCTCAACCAATCACTTTGTTTAGAGCATACTACATCACATGTTTTACATTCAAAATTGGCGAGCGTTTTCTTGCTTTTTTCATTTCCATTTATTTCCATTCTAAATAAATGTCCGATTTTATTTTTAAGTTTTTTCGAAAAACATAAAATTTTTTACAATCACAACATGAAAAATCAAAAAACGAAATAAGACCATTTCAGTCACAAGTGAATTTTTACTTTTTTTTTCGGGAAAGCCAAAAGGAAAACCCGTTTTTGGACATTTATAAATGTCCAATTTTCATTTTTGGAGGGGGGTCTTGGAACAAGAAAAAATTCACTTGTTACTGAAAATTAATTATACAAAACTTCTATTTGTTTTGTTACGACAACAACTAACAAAACAACAATGATAAAAACAGCGTTTTCTTGGGTTTTTCTCTCAAAACAAAGAAAGAAACTTAAAGAAATGAATTAGAATTATTATAACAAATAACTTTATGGAAAAACACAAGATAGCCAGTTGGTCGGAAACAAGATGGCTAGTATTATCTTCTTTATCTTTTTTAATACCTTCGGTATATGCGTATACTCTAGGTATAAATTTATGCTCAGTGTTGTTATTAGGAACCACTTTTTTTTCAGTAAATTATTGGAGAAACGCAGAAAAAGGATGGCGAAGAAATGCCGATTTGATTTATGCGAAAATTTCTTTTTATACGTTTGTGCTTTTAGGAATTATATACGTTCGTGATTTGACGTATATAATAACAGGATATTGTGGATTATTCGCATTGGTCTATTGTTATCAAATGTCGCGTTATACACACGAAACCAAAGGGTCGAATAGTGAATGGTATTTATATCACATGTTATTTCATTTACTCATGACATGTGAAATGATAATCATCTTGAATTGTATGGGAAAAACCGAGACGTGAAAAATGAAAAAATATATCAGTTATGTCCACCGGTATCCCCAAAATGTTATTTTTAGAATGAAGTTTAGAATATCATTGTGGTTTTTCGAGTGAGACTAAAAAATATATAAATACTCGGTTAACAGGATTGCGGTAGCAGTCGCAGGGTCGGAGGTCGCAAAGCGACCTCAACCTTATTGCGCGAAGCGCAATGGGGGCAGCGTAGCAGTCCTAGGTTCCCTGCTAATATATATACTTATTATATAAATGTCGCGTTCTAAGAGGAGACATAGTATTAGAAAACGACACAACAAGACAAGGCGAACAAGACGTAGCAGAAACATGGGGAGAGGTCCTACGACATTACAATCTGCCAAGAAATCTGCCAAAAAGTTAGCAACATTATTAGCAAATGAACCAGGAATTACATCTGGAGTAAGTACAACGATACTTCCTACCGCGATTAAGGTCGCCAAGTTGGCCATTCAAACGGCTCACGCAAATCCAGACGATTCGTATGCGAGAGAAGACGCCGAGAATAAAATAAAAATAGCAGATTATTGGACGTCACGAACAAATTCTAGAAGGGATTGGCGATTTGAAAGCAGGATACAAGCAAATTATAACAATGGTTATGATTGGTATGAACGAAAATCGACAATACAGTGGGAACTTTAATGCGCCCGAAAAAATGTATTTTATAACCTACTTAAAGACTCATGTGGTGTAATACAGCATTATCCACCGGGAACCCAGAAAAATTATAACAGTTTTTAATTAAGAAATCTTATCACGGGAAAAGGTAAGGAATTAGAATTCCCCGAAGGGCGGGGAGGGGGTAAGGGGGAACCTCCGGTCCCCCCTAGTGTAATACTCTTTATATATTTTAAATATATGAAGAATCAAACTCGTAAAACAAGAAATAAAAGAATTGTATCTAGAAAAAGAGGAGGACAGCATTATCCACCGGGAACCCAGAAAAGTTATAATAGTTTTTCATTAAGAAATCTTATGATGGGAAAAGGTAAGGAATTGGAATCCCCCGAAGGGTGGGGAGGGGGTAAGGGGGAACCCCCGGTTCCCCCTAGAGGAGGAAATCAAAAAGAAAGGTGTTGTATGTGTGGAAAACGACGAAAGAAAATGTTAATTCCTGCGGAATGTCTCATAAAATATGGCGCCAAACGCGCACACAAAATATGCGAGAGATGTTGGTGGGGTGAATTTGCGATAGAAGGCGCGTCACATAAATGCCCGGGTTGTGTGAACGATACACCGGTTTTACCAGACCCGCACAAAAACACGGTTATAGACCTAACAGCAGGGAACCCAGGAAAATTATAACAGTTTTTCATCAAGAAATCTTATCATTGAAAAAGGTAAGGAATTAGAATTCCCCGAAGGGTGGGGAGGTTGCCAGGGGGAACCGGGGGTTCCCCCTATTGGAATTTCCCCTCCAACGTATTCAACAAGTCTTCATTATAAATGAGATTGCCTTGTGGTTTATAACTTTTTATGGGTGTATAACTCTTCTTTTGTTTTTGTGTATTTATAGACCCACCCGAGTCAACGGAATTCAACATAATTTCATCCAAATTAGCCGGACTAGCATTCGCAAAACCATCCTCCAATTCCGCAGAATCCACCCGTTTCCCATATTCATCCACAACAATTCCCATTTTTTTCTTCAATTCAGACCTCACATAAGAGGGAACAAAGTGCTTCCAACAAATAAAAAGTGTGTTGGGATGGATATAACGAACGGCAAATCCATTATCCTTGAGTTTACCCAATAAATAAGCAGTACACGCACCTTGGTCGTATTTGGGGACACCAATCATAATTTCTGGAACAACAAACCAACAAAACTGTTCGTCCATTTTTTGCCGAGCAGTGGTCTTAATACGAACATGGATACGATTCAATAACTTATTGTATAAGTTGAGTTGATGAATGTCATGTTGTTTTTTTCTCTCATATAATTCATCTATGTTGATTTTTTCTGAAAAGTCAGAAATGTTTTCCAATGTAAAAATATTGGCAGCCATTGTTAAACGATGGAGAGAAAAAAAGTGTTGGATTTTTTCTTAGCAGGGAACCTAGGACTGCTACGCTGCCCCAATTGCGCTTCGCGCAATAAGGTTGAGGTCGCTTTGCGACCTCCGACCCTGCGACCCCTCCTAATAACTTAGTATTAATATTAATACTAAGTCTCACTCGAAACGTCGTAATAACGTTTTAAAATTCATTCTAAAACTTATTATCGTGCGTTAAAATTCAATTTTTTGAGATACTAGTAAATATAGTTTTTCTTAAACATACAAAAATGGTTTAAAGTTATACCAAGAGTATAATATTAAACAATACCCACTAAAAATGACTATTAAACATATTGTGATTTCTGGCGGAGGACCAACGGGAATATCCACAGTAGGAACCCTCCAACACTTGGAAGAATCCGGATTTTGGAAACACGATGACTTGAAATCCATTTATGCAACATCGATTGGTTCTGTCATTGCCGTTTTATTAGCAATGCGATTTGACTGGACTACCATCAACGACTATATTATTAAACGACCTTGGAAGGATGTATATAAAATCAGTGTTAATGATATTTTTGACGCCTATTCTAAAAAGGGGGTTTTTGACGGACAGTGTTTTGACGTGTTTTTTAAACCATTTTTTGACGCCCAAGATATATCGTTGAATATTACCACGCTCGAATTTTATCAACGATTTAAGATAGAATTGCATTTTTTTGCGTTAGAACTCAACAATTTCGAATTGACGAATATATCTTATAAAACATTTCCCAACATTCGCCTCCTAACTGCAATACATATGTCTTGTGCGCTTCCCCTCGTTATTACACCCGTTATAATGGATGGCGCATGTTATGTAGATGGTGGTGTTGTATGTAACTATCCGTTAAGTCAATGTGTTGAAGAACAGAAATTGTCTGAAAAATTGGAAGAGATATTGGGTCTAAAAAATGAATATGAGAATGTGGAGAAAAATAACCACCTTGTCACAGACGCATCTACGATTATGGAATATAGTATTCATTTTATAAGTATTTTGATGAAAAACGCGAGTTTTAAAAACGCCGAATATGTTGCACCGAATGAAGTAAAATGTGTCACGGAATCCATGACATTGGACTATTTGACGAATGCTCTGGAAAGTGTAGATGTTCGTAAAGAGTTATTGGAGACTGGAGTAAAAAGTGCTCAAATGTTTTTAGAACAGGAACCTGAACCTGATATTAAACAACAGTTTGAATGAATTGAATCAATGTTGCTTGTGTGGGTTTGGCGTCATACTCAATAATTTGTCCGTCTTTCAACATTTTGATGGTAGGATATCCATCAATCTTGTAGGTGGAAATCATTTTTTCCACTTCGGCAGTTTCATTGGTGCAGTTGATTTCGGTAAATATTAACTTGTATCCATTGACTATTTTCCCGTTGTATTCCGCCTTTACTTTCTCCCATTCGGGTTTGGCAGTTTTACAATGGGGACACCAGTCTACGTAGAACAACATGAGTTCGACTTCATTTGATGTATTTCCGTTCGCACCGACTTCAATATGTTCGCTATTGGGTTTGTATGTGGGTTTGTATTTGTTGGATAAATAACGATATGCGTAATAAATAACAACACATACTAATGCTAAAACAACTGCGCACAAGATATATTTACTATTTCCACCAAGTGAAGATGAAATTTTTGCGATTGTATTTGAAAAATTCATAATATATATTCCAAAAAGAATAAAATAGAATATTTGACGAAACGAATTAAACAATAAATACTAGATAAGAAAATACACGGGATGCTTTTTAGAAACGCCGATGGTAAACTCGTAGAAATAAATCGGTTAAAGTATCCCAACGATGAATTGTATTATAAAGAAGTTCAACGCACAATTACCTACTTGAAGATGTGTAAAAAATCGGTGCTACCTTCCTTATTATCCAACTAAAGGATTTTGGGTAATTTGGGCATTTAGTCTTTGTGTATAAAGTGAAGTATGATGTTCGTCAATGGGGTGTAAAAATTCAATATTAAAACAAGAATAAAATAAACGTAAATACCAAGACGTATCTTCTGTGTTTGTTTTGATAGAACCATCTGCCATCATTGTAATTTCATTATTAAAAGTATGACTCCAAATTCTTCTCATAGGAACCATTGTAACAGGGTCTTTTTCATTTGCTATGCGATAGTGTTCTGAAACGCTTTTTGAAAATTCTTCAACAAAACGAAAGTTACCAGTTCTAGGGCAACCAATGGTGTGACAAGTGATTGTTTTTTCAGGAAAAACGTTTTTAAGAACAACTGCTGCTATTTGTGAGACGGCAGCCCCCAAAGAATGGCCTTGAATATGCAACTTTGTAGTAACTATCTTGCGTTTATTTAATTCGCATGTAATCTGTTGTTGAAGTGATGTAAAATATTTATAAAACCCGCGATGAACACGAACAACCCGATTATTTAATAACTTAACTGTAGTTGCGTTAGCGTCTAACAAAACATCTCTTGTATTGTGTGTTCCTTGAAATGATAAATAAGCAGTATCGTTAATAAACCATAAATACGCAACTGACTTTATATTGGATTCTGGAGAACCCACAATATAAATAGGCGGTTCTTTCAACTTGCCAAACTCTTCTAAAATGATTTGTTTTTCAAATTCTTCGTAAGCGTCACACAACTTGATATTATCAAAACTTTTTGACGACCAAATGCTTTGTACAGACTCATTGTCTTCATAACAGAGTTTGCTTCTTAATGCGGACGATAATATAGAAGACCAATTTGTAGGATTCGACATTGTTTTGTAAATAAATAAGAGTTAATTATTTACAAAAAATACAACCAACAGCAAGGTTGCTTTTCTTTTCTAAGATTATATATAAGAATGAATGTAAAAACCAAAAGAAATCTTGCTTTGAATCGTGGTAAAAATAAAACAAGGCGCGCTACATATAAAAAATCGGAATTCAATAGTGGCGAGGGAATGTTGACCACCGTTTGGGGTCCGAGTTTATGGCATTTTCTTCACACAATGAGTTTCAATTACCCAGTTGAACCCACCCTAGAAGATAAAAAACATTATCGCAATTTTATTCTCTCGTTGCGTTATACTTTACCTTGTAAATATTGTAGAATGAATTTAAAGACGAATTTTAAACAGTTGCCAATTACGATGGAAACGATGAAGAGTCGCGACACATTTTCAAGATATATTTACGACTTGCACGAACTGATAAACAAAATGCTTCACAAAAAATCAAATTTAACCTTTTGTCAAGTGAGAGAAAGATACGAACATTTTCGCGCTCGTTGTACGAGTGAACCGAAACCAGTTTTGGCGAAATACGACCCGAATGAAAGGATAGTTCCAAAATCCAAGTTGGAAAAGGGATGCACAGAACCCTTGTATGGGAAAAAGTCAAAATGTATCATCAAAATTGTTCCACAGGATATGGTCGCAGAGACCTTTCAAATGGATGAAGAATGTATTAAAAAAAGAGGGTAACGCGCATTTATTATTTTACGCCAATAAATGATTTATTGAATATGACACAGAGTTTGTATATAACCAAAAAACTCCAGTAGGGGGAACCCCCGGAGTGCGTTGCTGTCCCTTGTCCCCTCCCCGCCCTTCGGGGAATTCTAATTCCTTACCTTTTCCCATGATAAGATTTCTTGATGAAAAACTGTTATAATCTTCCTGGGTTCCCGGTGGATAATGGTGAACTCCAGTTGCATTATTCAACGCAATTGTTCCATATTTTTGATGAAGACGCAGAAATGGTCCATGAAACATGTTTGTAAAATTGGAAACTGGTATTAAACTTACGATATATGCGTAAAGTTTTGAAAAGTTCAAATAAATGTTGTATGTATTGTTTGCGGTTGTTATATCATCTGGAATAATATCTAAAAGTATATCCAGAGAGGTGTTTGTTTCAATGATTACACTATCTTTTTTCATAGAACCATCTGTTGTAAAATTATATTCATTATTATAAAATTGAGACGTATTATACTCAATATAATTTTCATCATTAAATTCATCATTAAAAAAGTCATCGTTTAAAAAGTCCGCAATATAATCATCAACATTGTTTTGATTTGGCGTATAATTCTTATACTCTGAATTAGAGTTGTTAACAATAGGTTCTACATAACTAGTGTTCCAGACCTCATTAAAAAACTCAAAACAGTTTTCGTTTTCAACGGTATTTTGAATGATATTTTTAATAGATGGTGGAACAACAACTGAATAAGAAATAGCGCAGTAACCTATTTCTTTAATGTTTGTGTCATTTTCAAAATATATATTTTTGAGACGATATGTATCAATGAACGCATAGTCACTTATTATTTCAACGCTTGAAGGAATAGTTATAGACTTTATAGAATAACAACCATCAAAAGCGTTATCTCCGATAACCTTCACCGATGACGGTTGTTCAAAAGAAACCTTTGCGATAGCAAAACAATCTCTAAACGCATATTCTTTTATTTTTGTTACTTTTGAAGAAATGATGATATTGGCTGTTCCGTATTTTTTTTCAGAATCATAATAAACTTCTTCGAGTCCAGAAGACCCATTATATTGATAACATCCTTGTTCTTCCATCATTTTACAAGAAGGAAGGTCATCGTTGTTTGTAACAAGAAAATCACATGAAGAGTTGGTTGTTACTTCTTGCGCGAGTATTAAATTCCTATTTTCAAAAATAGAATTTAATAAAATGAAATTTAAAAGAAGTGATATCAACACCATTATTGTAAGTGTACTATATTACCTATGTATAATTATGTTTATATTATTTTTACACAAAATAAACATCACGATAGGTTTGTAGGTTTGTAGGTTTGTAGGTTTCTCTCTAATAAAATATATAGTTATAGTAATATACCAAGGTTCTATATTACTATGAGTAAAAGCATAAGAGAACCCGTACTCGAACCTACAACAAACCGTTGTATCAAACAAATTTGGGATAACGGGACTCGCCGCGACCTAGTAGGACAAACTTTTTTCAATTCTATACCACAAGACGCCGCCAATGAATTGGCGAATTCCAATACACTCCAACAGTATTACGTGTATTATCCTCAGATTTTGCGAACAAGCACAAGTGCTAGTGCTAGCGAAACTCCATTGTTAGAATGTACGTCAGTATATGTCGAAAACACAAAATTATTACATTATACTCTTTTGTTTCGCAGTTCAGACCAAGGTCACGACTTTTATACAGATGCTAGGAATGTCAAGGGAAGTTTTGCTTATCCAATTAAAAGTTTAGAGGTACGGAGAGAAACCGCAACACCGCCTCCGAATTATCCTTATGGAAACTATACTACCCTCACAGCAAATACAACATTTGGCGGTGGAATTCATATATTTGCTATATTACTCGTAAATGATGATGTTGCACCGATACCAGGTGTCGCTGCGGGAACAGTCTTAACAAGCACAAACATTGCGACTCTTGTTGAAACAATGACGGCAGGTAAATATGCATTTTCAAATCAGAACAAAGAATTGGTTTTCAACATTTCAAGTGATGGTCTTGGATATAATCCAGTCACTGCCGCTGGCAAAACTAAAGATGCCGAGTCAGTATTTTCCTTTTGCGGAATATGGTTGCTTCCATTGTATATCAAAGGATACGACAAAGGGATGCATCGTATATGTAACTTCAATAAAAGTTATAAAGTCTACGCTATAAAAATGGAGGTAAGCGGAACGAGTCCGACATATAGTGGTTATCTATTATTTCACTCCAAAATGACAATTCCAAGACGGTTCATCGACATGAAACGATTGACGGATGAAATGAAGACTACAAAGGCAGTCGTTGGAACTCCCGACTTTGATAGAAAAGCGTTTGAGATTTTCCAACGTATTTTGTCAGGAACAACTACCACATCAAGTAGAATCGAATATTGGAAACGAGGTGTTGCGTATCAAGTTGAAAATCATAATAATAAGATTAAATTTTTTCAAGACTGCCTTTTTTCC